TGCTGGAACAGGTATCGGTACATCTGCAAAGATTACTGCTCTCTCAACAACAGGTTCAACAACAACAATCACTGTAGATGTTGCTAACTCAGCAGCAGTTACAGCAACAACAACAGTTACAGTAACTCCAGTAACACGTGTCTTTGACACAATCGTTGCAGGTTCACAGGCAATGGCGGAAGCCGTAGCAGAAGAGCCACACGTAGTTATTGGTAACGTAACTGATAAGTTGATGCGTTTCCGCCCAATGGGTTGGTACGGCGTACTTGGTTTTGCAGTTTACCGCGATGAGGCTCTATACCGAATCACATCAGGTTCATCAATCGCTGCTCTGTAGTAGTTAATTGACTGTAGGGCTGGGGCAACCCAGCCTTATGGTGAGTCCACTAAAGGAGGATGAATGTCTAACTGGTTATTTAAAACACCAACAGTTGAAGAAGGTCCTGCAGGCATGCATAGACTGTTTGAGTTCTATAAGTTAGACCGTGGTATATCTATTGTATTAAATACTAATGGACAGTACCAACAGATTCGTTATCCACTTGATTCTGATTTACCAACTTATCCAGTTGTCTATCGTGGTGGCTATGCCCACACAGTAGATGATACTACTAAGGCAGCGCTTATTGCTGGTGGTGTAGGAGTAACGGAAGCAAACTTTACTGAACTATGAGTCTACATCAGATACAAACACATCCTGAATATGTAGAAGGATGCTTTGGGTGCAAGGTTATGACCCTTGAAATAGGTACGGGTGATGCTGACTCTCGTCGTCAAAGACCACAGAGAGCGTTTAACCAAGAACTAAATGCTTACAATGAGGCTAGAGCACAGGGTATACAACCTGGCGGTACATCAATGCAAAAGATTCGTGAAGCCGAAAAGGCTTCCGAAGTATTAGGCAAACCATACAACTCGAACACAATGCCTGATGCAAACAAAGTAAACAAATCAACCGTAGCAGTAATGAAAGAGATAGGACAAATATAATGCCAATGGTCGGAGATAAGAAGTTTCCATACACACCAGCAGGTAAGAAGGCTGCTAAGGCTTATGCAGCAGGTGAGAAGATGGAATCCAAGTCTGAGAAGATGATGGAAATAAAAAAGGGTATGAAGAAGAAGGTTGCTAAAAAGACCGCTAAGAAGATGGTTATGAAGAAGATGGGCAAAAAGAAGTAATGGCAAATGTTGTTAAAGCAGTTGCTAAGCGAGTTAAAACTGTAGCCCGTGAAGTCCGTGATATTCCTACAGCGTTAGGAACTGGTCTTGGTGCTTCAATGGATTACCAAAATCGTGGTCCTGGCAATGCTGCTAGCACAAAAGCAAATACTAATTCTTCCAGTAAAAACTGGGATAAACAATTAGCCGAAGTTGCTGCAGCAATTGTTAAAGGTAAGTCTGGCACACGCTCAGACAAGTTTGATTCAAAAGGTAAATATACCAGAGGATAACGGAGAAACATGATGAAAAAAAATCCTGGGTTTAAAGCAGTTCAAAAAAAGATTGCTAAAAAATCTAATGTTTCCATGGAAGCAGCGGGTGCAATTCTTGCATCATCTACCCGTAAGGCTAGTGCTGCTGCTAAGAAAAAGAATCCACGTTTAAAGAAAGTAAAATAATGGCAGACCCTAGACTAAAGCGAGCAGGAGTGTCAGGCTTTAATAAGCCTAAGCGCACACCAAATCATCCAAAGAAGTCACATGTAGTTGTGGCTAAAGAAGGCGATAAGGTCAAGACTATTCGCTTTGGTCAGCAGGGTGTTACTGGTGATAGACAACCTACAAAGCGTCAAGCATCATTTAAGGCACGTCATGCAAAGAACATTGCCAAGGGCAAAATGTCTGCGGCTTACTGGGCGGATAAAGTTAAATGGTAGCAAAGAAAAAAACTAAGTCTAAGGTTAATGCTGCTGGTAACTACACTAAGCCTGGTATGCGTGCTTCATTGTTTAAGAAAATTAAGGCTGGTTCTAAAGGTGGAGACCCTGGTGAATGGTCAGCCCGTAAAGCACAACTATTAGCAGTTGAATACAAAAAGGCAGGCGGAGGTTACAAGTAATGGCACTTGCTAAATCTCAACAGTCACTTAAAAAGTGGACTAAAGAAAAGTGGAAGACTTCTGATGGTAAGCCATCAAAAGGTAAGAAACGATACCTGCCAGAAAAAGCATGGGCTGCATTAAGCCCAGCAGAAAAGGCTGCTACCAATAAGGCTAAAGCCACTGGTAACGCCAAGGGTAAACAGTTTGTAAAACAACCAAAGTCAATAGCAAAGAAGGCTGCGAGGTTTAGATAATGGCAACAGGAGTAGCAGGTAGCACATTTGCTGATGAGTTAAATCGTCTTGCAAATGGTGGAACATATCCAACGCCAGATGCATATCAATCTGAGCAGGGTGCAGCAAACAACTATGCTGATACTAGTGGTTTAGGTATTATTGCCGCATTAAACATTAAGGCTGATGCAAATCGTCAACCTAATAACTACAAAATGATGAACGCTATCTGTAATGAATTAGCAGGAACTACTGGACTATCAGCCGTTGTTGCATTAAGGAGCATAGACCTATGACAATAACATTAACGCAGATGATTGATGAAGTACTTATTAATCTATCTGGTTACACATACCAGCAAGACCGTTCTACTTATCTTAGAACTGCTATTAGCACATTAACATCACCAAGTACTGCACCTACAATTTTGTCTCTTGGAGATACTAGCAATGTAGGTAAAGGTATACTTGAAATTGATGAAGAGTTAATGTGGGTTGATTCGTTTGACCGTGTTGGCAATACAGCAACAGTCGCCCCTTATGGGCGAGGCTATCTAGGAACAGATGCTGCTACTCATGCTGCGGATGTAAAGGTTACTATTTCACCTGTTTTCCCGCGCTATGTTATTAAGAAGGCTATTAACGATACTATTGAAGCAGTTGGTTCTGCTATCTATGCAGTTAAGCAGACATCATTTGTTTACAATGCAGCGGTAACAACCTATGAGTTCCAAGATTTAAATATAGAAAATATTCTTACAATGTCATGGCAGGATATTGGACCAACCAAAGAATGGATTAGAGTTCGTAGATGGACCTTTGACCCATTTGCCGATACTGCTACATGGGGTGGCGGTTCACAAACTGTAACTATCCATGATGTTATTATTCCTGGTAGAACCGTTAAGGCTATGTATGCTACACACCCACTACCCTTTACAAGTAACACACAAGATTTTTCTACACAAACTGGACTATCAACTACAGTTAAAGATGTAATTATTTTAGGCGCAGCCTACAGACTGTTGTCCTATCTTGACCCAGCCCGTGCTGCTCAGTACAGCCCACAGGCTGATGAGATTGATTCTAAGCGTCCATTTGGTGCATCTAATACAGCAGTGCGTCAAATCTTTGGACTATACCAACAGCGTCTTAATGAAGAAAAACAAAAGCAATTAACTCAGTACCCAACACGAGTTCACTACAGCCGATAGGAATATAAATGACAACTAGAAATTACTCCTCACGCTCTCAGCAATCTACGCTGACAAGCGCGGTTACTGCTGGTGCATCAACGATTGTTGTTCAGTCTGGGCCTGCGCTTCTTGGTGGTGCAACAATTGCAGGTGGCACAACCTTTACGTTGGTTGTTGACCCAGATACAGCCATTGAAGAAATTGTAGATGCTACGGCGGTATCAACTAACACCTTTACTATTACTCGTGCTATAGATGGTTCGTCTGCACAGGCTCACTCTGCTGGTGCAGTAGTTCGCCATATGGCAATTGGTCGTGACTACCGTGAGGCTAATGTTCATATTGAATCTAGTACTGGTGTGCATGGTATTGCAGGGGCTGTGGTTGGTACTACAGATACTCAGACCCTAACCAATAAAACCCTTACAAGCCCAACAATTACTAACCCAAATATTTCTGGTGCAGGTGTAGATGCAAGCATTGTCTTTGAAGGTGCAACCGCAGATGCATATGAGACTACACTGACAGTAGTTGACCCTACACAAGATAATACAATTACAATGCCTAATACAACAGGCACAATAGTTATTGCTACCGCAGTACAGACTCTTACAAACAAGACTTTAACTAGCCCAACTATTTCTGGTTCACCAGTTATTACTGGTCTATCATCAGCAGGTATGTCAGCATCATCTGCTACTCCTAAGGATTACGTAGATAGTATTCTAGGTTCTGCAACATCTGCAGCAACCTCAGCAGCAAGTGCTGCTACAAGTGCTGCATCTGCTGCTACATCTGCTGGTAGTTCTGAAACATCAGCAATAGCATCTGCTTCTTCCGCTACAGCATCAGCCAGTTCAGCAACTGCAGCCGCAACTTCGGCTACATCAGCAGCAGCCTCTGCAACAGCAGCGGCAACTAGTGCAACTAGCGCAGCAGCAAGTGCAACAGCAGCAGCGACATCAGCCACATCTGCTGCAGCGAGTGCAACAACTGCTGCTAACTCTGTAGCAACAATTTCAGGATTTGCTACGGCATCTGCTAACTCAGCAACTGCTGCAGCCACTAGCGCTACAAGCGCGGCTGCTTCTGCAACTGCTGCATCAACATCTGCTGCAAGTGCAGCAACGTCAGCGACAAGTGCAGCAGCATCTTATGATGCCTTTGATGACCGTTACTTAGGTTCTAAGACATCTGACCCAACAGTAGACAATGATGGTAATGCTCTTATTACTGGAGCGCTTTACTTCAACTCAGCAATTAATGCTATGAAGGTGTACAATGGTTCTTCTTGGGACCTTGTAGCACCTGACACATCTAACTTTATTCAGAAAACACTACTCACTGCAAAGGGTGCAATCATCGCTGCAAGCGGTGCATCAACCCCAGCAGAACTAACAGTTGCAGCAACTAATGGTTATGTACTTAGTGTCAACAGCGCAACAGCAACAGGACTTGAATGGGCTGCACCAAACCCTGGAGATATTACTTCGGTAGTAGCAGGTACAGGTTTAACAGGTGGGGCAACAAGTGGTGCTGCAACAGTAAGCCTCGACACATCATCTGTGTATGTAGTTCCATCACAGTCTACACATAGTGGCAAGTACTTAACTACAGATGGAACAACATCTTCTTGGGGTACCGTAACAAGTGGTTCACAAGTTAAAATTGATGGTGGCGGAGCAGCCACTTATGACTATATTGACTTCACTGGGATGGGAACGAATACTGGTACTGCTGGTACAGTTAAGGTATCTCCTATCACTGTAACTGATTCTGATGCAGGAAAAAGAATATTTGTTGGAACAGTAACTCCAACCTCACCTACAACTGGTGATGTATGGATTGATGAATCAATAGACACAGACCCAGACCTACGCACTATGACAATTATGGGAGCATACTAAAATGGCAGTTAAAAGATATAATGGTTCTGGCTGGGATACAGTCGCAGGTGTTGGCTCACAAGGTGCTGCAGGTGCATCAGGTACAGCGCCACTAACAACCAAAGGTGATGTACTTACATACAGCACTGCTGCTACTCGCCTTGGCGTGGGTGCAAATAACACAGTTCTCACAGCCGACAGTTCTGAAACTACTGGATTAAAATGGGCTACT